AACGCCCTCGAATGCCGCATTCGCTTTGCGATCTCTGCTTTCTGCCCATTCCAGCCGCTTCTCAATTTTCGCTTCTTTTCGCTCTCGCTGCGTCATATCATATACTCCTTCTCCTGGCTTGTGACCGTCACCATACGGTGGCCGCATTACCGCGCCCGAAGGCGCGTCACTCTGCGAATTACAGCCGCTCGAAGCTATCTCTGATGTGGTCCAGATCATAGCTGCCATCATCGTTGATAAACCAATCCGGCACCGATTCGGGAGACACGTTTTCCCAGTCGATAAATCCGTCGACGTAGAGATATTCAGGGAGATCAAAAAACCTGCTACCGTCCGTGCTCCATACTCTGATCATTTGCTCGTCCATATCGTTTCTCCTTCGCGGGGGTTGTGACCCGCTTCCTACATTACCGCCGGTTACCCGGCGTCACTCTGCGCTAATCGACGTCTCTCACTCTCCGGTAGTCTACCTTAATCAGGTAGACATCCTTAGTGTAATCCGCATTGTCGGCCTGCTCCAAATCGGCAATCTCCCTGAGCCTATCTATCACGGGACCTGTCCACCGCTCATGTACGTCGACAAGCGAGCCGCTGTTGTTGGCCCAACGCACCGTGTGTCCCTTGTAGATCGCTCGATCTGAGTAGAGCCGCACCGACCATGTGCAGTGGTCCCAAATCCCTATCTGCTCGTAATCGCTCCACTCTTTAATCAACGTCTTGCTGTACTTGTCTGCCATTTGTCTGCGCCTCCTATGCGCTTGCGGTTATCCGCTACGGCCTGCTGGCCGTTTCGCCGGTTACCCGGCGTCACTCTGCGCTACCCCAGTACCTCGATGAGGATGCCCTCGCGCTCCTCTGGGTTGCCATTCTCGTCGTGCATGTGGACGGTGACCGTCTCGCCGATAAAACCCTCTGGGTCGCCATAGTCGATGCTGTACGCATCCAGCATCCCAGTTGTTAGCTCGTCCATCCCATGTCCAGATTCGCGAATTGTCACTGTAGTATCGCTATTTTTCATCTCGTCCTCCTCGGTGCTACCCGCACCATCAATCGATTTTTACCGCTCCAATCACAAGCGGCTCGCCATCATATCCGTATCCACTCAGGTATCCTCGCACTCTGACAACTGGACGGTTAGACGCTACTATCGACGCAACCGCCGGTACCATGTCGTCACCGTCAAGAGCCATCAGAGACACGCCGCGCTCGTAGCTATGGTCGATGTAGTTAACGCTGCGACCAGACTCCGGTATGTCCCCGTATCTCCATCCAGTCACCTCTACAAGCTCACGGCCCTCAAAACCCATAGTCCATGCTATCGATTCCACGGGGTCCATCGCGCCGTCAAATGCTCCGCCGTAAACAGCATCGGTAATCGTGGCATAATCTGTCGCCGCTTTTTTGCCCTGCTCGTACGCTGTCTTGATGCTGTCCATCTGGTCTCCCTCGGTGCTACCCGCACCAGTATTCGGTTTCGCCGCTGTACGGCTCATCAGTACGGTTTGATTACCGTAGACCGTTATCCTTTCTCCGGCCGTGTCGTGGCCGGAACGGCGGGGAAGGGAACTTTCTCGGCTCGTGGTGAACCTCCGTGCTATCCTTCCCGGCGGGTTACGCTGTCTCTCGTAACCTCATCAATAATAGTATTATGACACATACGCGCCATGCTGTCAACATAAATCGTGCGGGGAAACGACAAATAATATGCGCAGTCGAAAAGGGATCGAAATAGACGAGAATCTACTATTATATGGCGCTATTACGCCATGAGCCAAATGGCTATTGATAGACAAATGGTAACGACGTATACTGTTAGTGATGGAGGATCGACATGACGCATAGTCAAGCGGGACGAAAGGGCGGTCGATCACGATCAGCCCCGAAGCAGAGAGCGAGCCGCCGGAATGGCCGGAAAGGCGGACGGCCACGCGGAAAATGATAACGAGCGTAAAACAGCGGGGAAACAATGGCACGCCATAAACTCACTGGACCCGGACCCGGACGGCCAAAGGGCTCAATGAACAAGGAGACCTACAAGGGCAGAGCGCTCATGGGGCTCGCTCGCGTTATGGATGAGCAGGGCACCGAGACTGGCCGGTCGTTACTCGATGACTGGATGTACGGCTATGTCACCACTGCAGCTAAAAAACCCGATAGCTGGCAGTCTCGCCATTTGGCGGACATCATCGTAGGACCCAAATCGCTGGAGGAGCTTGATGCATGGCGGGGAAGGGCTCTCAAAGAGGACGCGGATTTCGTCCTCTACCGCATCCATCGGCAGGCTTTTGACATCCAGCAGGAGATACTGCTCTCTAGGGTCCCACTAAAATTGCTCATGGCCGGCAGACGGGCAGGCAAAACAACGACATTCCAGGCGGTGACAGCTACTCACCTCGCGCAGGGTCACCGAGTGCTGTACATCGGTAAAACGATCACCACGGCAATCAGTCAAATGTACGAGCCAGTTATGGCCCAGCTCCGAGACTTGGGAGTGGAGATCGAGGAGCATCACCGCAACGAGGGGGTTATACGGACACGAGACGGCGCGGAATTCCAACTGCGGGGTAACTCATCGACGGAGGAGCGCGAGAAACTGCGCGGGGAAAAATGGCATTGTGTCATCATAGATGAGTGCCAAAGCCAGACAGCCCTATCATATCTACGCGAGGATATCATAGAGCCGATGCTGGTAGACTACAATGGCGAACTGTATATGGGCGGCACAGGCCCGCGCGTCCGGGGAACCTACTGGGAAATGGTGTGGTCAGAGGACGCGCACGCTCGGCGCTGGAACTGGTCCCTGCAGGACAACCCATTTATACCCGACCACCTGGAGGTACTCGCGCAGATACGAGCGGATAAAGGGCTCACTGAGTCAGATCCGTTGTACGTGCGGGAATACCTCGGAAAGATCGCCTATGATGATGACGCTCTCGTGCTCAGGCTCGGAACAGCGAACTACTATGACATGGCGGAGCTTGAGGCGTGGGTCAAATCGCAGCCTCCCAGCGACATACGGCTGACGGCAGGGCTTGACTTCGGGTTCGCCGACGCGGACGCATTTGTGATCATCGCCTACTCTATCAGCCGCCCGGAACGCTACGTGGTGTGGCAGTATAAAGCACGCCGCACGGGGTTAACGGAGCTAGTAGACGCGATCCGAACGGGAATGACATCGACCACCAATCTACCGGCGCTGCGGAACGTCCCTTCGAAACAGATCAACATTTTCGCAGACACTGCGGGAAAGAAGATGACCGTCGAACTGTATACTCAGTACAATCTACCGGTGTACGACGCCTACAAGGCCAACAAAGACATGGGTATCGAGTTGCTACAGGCGGAGGTTCGCACAGGCGCGTTCAAACTCGTAAGGGGCAGCGAGCTTGACGAGGAATGCATGCGTACCGTATTCGCGCGTGACGAGCTTGACAACCTCACGAGAGAGATAGACGATACGACCTACCATCCAGATGTGATGGACGCGGTACTGTACTCGCTGCGCGGGGTGTGGATGACACAGAAGCCGACGGAGGAAAAGACGTGAAACTGAGTCGCTTTGAGGTATGGGCTATCATCGTAATCATCGCGTATGCCATATCGTTGGCCGTTATCGGCGGGATTGCTCCATGAGTAGGTGCCAACCGTCCGCACGGCCTGGTGCTCCATGATAAACCGGGTATCGTGCTCCAGATCGCCAACTACGCAGGAGAGTGACAGATGATCAAACGATTGATGGCTGCATATCGGGCAGCCAAGAAGCAGGAACGGACGATCAGCGCATACAACAAGCTGGTCAACCACAAACTGGATTACATCATCCTGCAGGAGATCGCCGACAGTGTGTCCACACGTGATATCGTGATTCGGGTAACCCTCACGGACGGAACGCGCATTGACACGTTCACGAACCACGAGACGCGAGCGAACAAGATGCGCGACAAGATGAGCGCGGAGAGCGAGCAGATGGCCGACATGATAGCCGGGATGGAACGCAACATGTTCCCAGGTGCGCGATAATGGCGCTCTCCGAATCCCGGGTACTCTCCGACATCGGAGAGATAACGAGCGACCTACAGGCGCGGCAAACAAAATATATCCGCAACTACAATCGGTACGTCAACAATGGCTATCGAAGGGACCAGATAGAGAACCTGTACAACCCTCCGCAGGGGTACTGGTACACCTCGATCTACGCGGATACCGGACCGGTCCCAGTCGCGAATGTGCTGCGCTCCATTGTTGACACGCTGGATTCCAAACTCGCGCAGACTACGGTTCGACCGTTTTTCAACCCGGTCAACGGACTGTGGACGACTCGGAAAGCTGCACGTGGAGCACAGCAGTTTTTTGACTTGTACTTTGACCAGCAGCACCTGTACCAAAAGGGGATTCTGTGTCGCCGCGACGCGGGAATATTCGATATGGGCGTCATGCGGATAAACGAGGAAACAGGCGATGTCGACCGCATTCCACCGTGGCAATATTTTTTCGACCGCGCAGAGTACAACTACGGCGAATTGACCAGGTGTTTTTTCCGGTACCAGCAGTACCCTATGGTCTATCTCAAGGGCAAGGAATGGCTGCCACGCGAAACAAAAGAGCGCATCGAGTCCAACCCGATCAAGAAGTGCGAGTATGTGTGTTACTACGATTTGGCCGGGGGCAGGAAACACTGGCTCATCGACGGGAAGATAATCGCGAGTGAGAAAATCGAGTTCGACAAGCCGCCGGCGATAGTGACTTTCAACACGGCTCCCATCAAAGGGGCCTATACCACGAGCACGATGGACAACCAGTACACCGTGCAGACGATGATTGATATGATCCTTGAGCGCATAGAGCTTGCGGTCGAACTTAACCCTGCGAACGCAATTTTCCTGCCTGAGCAGTCGAACATCAAGAAAAGCATGTTCTCAAACGAAATCGGGGCAATCTACGAATACCGCCCTAGTCCTATGGAAAACGCGGTCCCGGTTATTCTCACTCCTCCGGCGATCAGTGACCAGTACATGGAGATGCTGCGCTATTTCATCCAGCTCGCCTACGAGATGGAGGGCATCAGCCAGCTATCGGCGCAGAGCGTTAAACCGTCGGGACTCAACTCAGGAGTAGCGCTCCAGACGGTTCAGGATGTGGAGTCTGACCGATTCGAGGTACTGCTACAGGATCATACACGATTCTTCATGGAGATCGCCGAACGGATCATTGACATATTCCCGCGCAATACCCCGCTGCTTCCGAAAATGACCGGTCGCACGAACACGACGTGGGCCGACGTTCAGAAGCAGCGGTCTAATTTCTCCATCCAGTTCGCCTCAGCTTCTGCCCTGTCGAAAGACCCTATGGTCAAGATGCAGCAGATCGAAAAGCTCATAGCGATGAAGATCATTCCGCCCGATGAGGCGCCCGAGTATCTGGAATTCCCGGACCTTGAGAAAGTAGAGAGCAAGCTGACGGCGGTTCAGGATGTCGTGGAGAGCATAGTGGAGCGGGCAATCGAGCAGCGCCAGTTCGAATACGACCTCGTGGTACCTGGGCAGGAACTGGAACAGGCGGTTCTCGTGGAGCTGTTCCACCTTGATGCGGTTGATGAGAACCAGAAAGAAATCGACAATCTGCGCGAGTTCTACGGAATCGTGCGCGCCAACAACAACAAGATGCAAGCTGCGATGCAGGAAGCAAGCGCTCCGCCGCCTCAGCCGCTGCCGCCGCAGGGACCTCCACAAGGTCCGCCGGGTCTTCCCCCGCAGGGCTCGCCAATGCAACCTCCAATGGCGCAGGGGCCGACCAATCAGCTTCCGGTGCAGGCTCCGCAGCAGATGCCACAGCCAGGAGTGCAACAGTGATTGTGCGAATGTGGATCCCGGAGTGGACGTCTATCGAAAAGCCGGTGCAAGCGCAAATACTGCGAGACGTGAAGGACATGGACTGGAAATGCAAACACCAGAAGGATGGATTCGTAAAGCTGAAAAGCTATATCGAGCCGAAGACGAATGTTTGGATCGTGGAGGTCACGGTGAAAGACAAGACGGTCAAGGTGCCACGACTCGCACGCAGCAGGATAGCATGATCTGGCTGGCCGCTGTGATCGTGGTAATTCTCAAGGGAGGGCCGTACGCGCTCTTTTTTCTGCTGGCATTGCTCGTCATGCGACCGCGATGATGTTACAATTGTTCACTAGGCTATTGACAAACGTATACAAATGTTCACACTGTCAATAGGTAAAAAAGTTTTGGGGCTGCGGGAGGGTCCATACTCCTACCTCCTGCGGTCCTTTCCAGCGAGGTAAAAAATTGTCTGACTATAATCTGGGGGCCATCGGTCCCGATGAAATGCGCAGATTGAAGCAGGCCATAGCGGAATTCGAGTCAAGTTCAAGTCCAATGGCGCACCCGGATGCACGCGAGGACATGGACATGATTCAACCTCTGGTGCAGGCAGTCCAAATGATCGCGGAGAAGGTCGACGAGGTTGACCAGAAGCTCGACGCGACATCGCAGAAGCTGGATTCACTTTACGACCATTACTTCAATGAGTTGATCGGCGGCATAACCGGCCTCTACGAAAACAACGAACGACAGTCAAGTATCGACGGTCTCAAAGGTAAGTACGGAGAGATGTTTGCCCCGCACATGGGACTAATCTCAAAGCTCATGGGCTCCGAAGACGGAATCTTTGATAAGATACACGACCACATGAAATCACATTACGACGATGAAGGATTTGACCCTGACGACTTCGTCGACTCGATTATGCAGGAACTTCAGGGACTACGGGAGGCAGCTGGACCCGGTAAAGCCGTGTCCGTCCAAATCGAAGGAGGCGGAGAAGAGCCCGAAGGAGGAATTGACGAGGACGAGGTGAAGCGCGAAGTTCTGGCCATGGCCAAGCGTCGCCGATAAATCTTTAACGAGGTAAAAATACATGATTGAAATAAAAGATGGAGGGCCTTACGGTAACCCGTACCCCTTCAACATGGCGAGAGTGGATGGCAACAATGCGATTCGCTCAAGCAACAGCCCGATAGACTGGACTCTGTCAAGCGGCGGATTCTTTCGGGTTTCAGGTTCCACCGGTGCTCTGACCGGAGCTG